GACTTCAGATATTTCCTGGTAGTGGTGTGGACGCACCTTCAATTACCAAAACCGACACCAATACAGTTGGATATTGCAGAATATATGCAGGATGGTCCTAAGAGAAGGATCATTGAAGCTTTTAGGGGAGTAGGGAAGAGCTGGATGGCAGCAGCTTATGTGTTGTGGTTATTAAGGAATGATCCACAGAAGAAGATTATGGTTGTGTCGGCTAGTAAAACAAGGGCTGATGACTTTGCACAGTTCTGTTTAAGGCTAATTAGAGAGATGAAGATACTGAAATGCCTAGATCCTGATAGAGATGAGCAAAGAAGTGCAAGTAATAGGTTTGATGTAAGGCCATCTATCCCAGATCAGAGTCCTTCTGTGAAATCAGTGGGTATTTTTGGGCAATTAACTGGATCTAGGGCAGATTTAATACTTGCTGATGACGTTGAGGTTCCTAATACTGCTTGGACAGTAGGAATGAGAGAGAAATTATTACACTCAGTCGGAGAATTTAATGCAATCTTGAAACCAGGAGGAGAAATTCTGTTCTTAGGTACGCCTCAAACAGAAGAAAGTATCTATAACAAGCTGAGAACTAAGAGTTATCAGTGTCGTATCTGGCCTTCTCGTTATCCAAAGAATCCTGATAAGTATGGAGATGCTCTCGCTCCAGTGATCCTGGATAGATGTGTTGACAGAAAGAATATGCCAACAGATCCAGATCGTTTCTCAGAGATGGACTTAGTTGAGAGAGAAGCCAGCTACGGACGATCACAATTTACCCTTCAATTCCAACTTGATACTACTCTTTCTGACTTACAGAAGTTCCCTCTTAGGTTAAGCGACTTAATTGTGATGGAAGTAGATCAGAATGCACCAGAGAAATTGGTCTGGTCTTCTGGTGCTGAATACAGAATTAATGATTTACCTACTGTCGGCTTTAGTGGTGACTACTATCATCGACCTGCATTTATTCATGGAGAGTGGATAGAGTTTCAAGGATGTGTAATGTTCGTTGACCCTTCAGGTAGGGGCATGGATGAAACTGCTTATGCAATAGTCGCTCAATTAAATGGAAACTTATTTGTATTAGAGGTCGGTGCTTTTAGAGAAGGTTATACAGAGCCAGTTTTAGAAGGTCTAGCCCAAGCAGCAAAACGACAGAAAGTAAAACTGATTCTTCTTGAAGACCAGTTTGGACAAGGAATGTTACAAAGTTTGCTCCAGCCTTATTTGAGAAATATTTACCCATGCACTATTGAACCAGTAAGAAGCAATATGCAAAAGGAAAGAAGAATCATTAATGCTCTTGAACCTGTTTTAAATCAACATAGATTAATAATTAATAGATCAGTCGTAGAAAAAGATTCACAACCTAGAGAAGATGATCCGATAGAAACAGCCTTGGCATATCAGCTGTTTCACCAGATGACACACTTAACTGTCGATAAGAATTGTTTACAACATGATGACAGATTAGACGCATTAGCTGGTGCTATTGAATACTGGAATGAGTCTCTTGCTATAGATGAAAATAGAGCTATTAAAGAACGTGAAGCAGAACTCTGGGATCTTGAATTGGCTGCGCACAAGGGAGATATTGAAGGGGCTCTCGACGCAAAGGTACTTGGGATTCCTCTTGCATCGCTCCCGCAAAGTCGAGGAAAAGAAACCTGGATGCCTGATAGAGAAAAAGTCGGACGTTAAAAGGCCAAGAGCTTTTGTGATTCGTATCCCTGGTGCTTTTATAGGTATGTCGTCTGAATATTGTGGAGGATTTCAAACTGTGGTGATGGCAGCAAATATGGATCAAGCATGGGAAGTTGCTACTGACACAGACGAATGGGAACTACTAGATTTTGAAGTATCTAAAGTTATGATGTTTCCTAAAGACCCTAAATAGTTATGAATGATGATGATATGCTTTGGCCTCCGATTGATGAGATGCTTATCCGTCGTTTAAAAGAAATTTATCCAGATAAATGTCCTTCTATTGAAACTCCTGATAGAGAGATATGGAGATACTTAGGTCAAGTTGAATTGGTAAGAATGCTCGAATCCGTCTACACTGAGCAAAATAAGCTTAACGAGGATTGATTATGTGCGGAGGAGGTGGAGGAGGAGGAAGTAATCAACAAAGCATTGCCCTCCAACAGCAATCTCTAGCTTTGTCTAGGGAACAATTTGAAGAAAGTAAATTGCAATGGGGGAAGCAGATGGATTGGCAGAAACAGAAATCAGATGAACAGAAAAGAGCCGCTGAAGCCAGACCAGGTAAAGGTCCAATTAGAACTGCTGAGTATGCAGCGTCTGCTCTAGGTGATCGTTCTGGGTTAGGTTTTGGAAAAGATAGACTGAAAAGACAGGTTCAAGGTACAGGTCTAGGTATCACTTAAATCATGGAATTAAACATCACTACTAATGTTGATGCTCAACAAGGCAAAGCACCTTCTAAACCAAAGGAAGGTACTATTGCTTCTCGTTATGAACAGTTAAAAACTAATCGCAATCCGTATGAAGATAGAGCTGTTGATTCAGCAAAGGTAACAATTCCTTCTCTCTTTACCAATGAAGTACATGGAGATCAAGGTCGTTTAAAAACTCCATATCAATCAACAGGAGCTAGAGGTTTATTACATTTAGCCAATAAGCTTGGGCTAAGTTTATTCCCACCTAATACTCCTTTCTTTAAATTAGAAATAGATAATCTTGCTCTGAATGTAGAAGAGGCTGGCCCAGAAATAAAGACTGAACTTGACACTGCATTGGTCAAAGTTGAACAAGCAGTAATGACAATGCTTGAAACTATGTCAGCTAGAGCTTCTCTCCACGAAGCTTTTAAGCAGTTACTAGTTTCTGGAAATGTATTACTTTATGTAAACCCAGAAGGAATACGAGTTATTCATCTTCAGAACTATTGCGTCCAACGTGACCCAATGGGTAAGATCACAGAGATTATTGTCGAAGAAGAAGTATATCCAGAAGCCTTACCTAAAGGATTTCTCGCAGATAAATTAGAAGATGATAAAACCACTGGGCCTGTAAAGAAAACAGTTAAGGTTTATACCTGCGTTAAGTTTGATAAAGGAGTCGCTACTTGGTATCAGGAAGCTAAAGGTGAAGAAGTTCCAAATACATATGGTATGTGTCCAGAAGGATGTAGTCCCTGGATTTGCCTCAGGTTTAATCGACTCTCAGATGAAGAATATGGACGTTCATTTATAGAACAGTTCTATGGAGATTTACTTTCTCTTGAGTCGTTATATCAAAGTGTTCTTGAAGGTAGTGCAGCCGCTGCAAAGATTCTCTTTTTAGTTAATCCAAATGGAACTACTAGACCAAGAACAATCGCTAATGCCGCAAATGGTTCAATAATTCAGGGGAATGCGGCTGATGTCAGCGTTATTCAAAGTCAGAAAGCTCAGGATCTAGGAATAGCTCAACAAACAATTGAAAGAATTGAAGGCAGATTACAGTTTGCTTTCTTACTTAACACAGCAATTCAAAGACCTGGTGAAAGAGTTACCGCAGAAGAAATTAGATTTATGGCACAGGAACTCGAAGCATCCATCGGAGGATTGTATTCAATACTGACGCAAGAACTACAGCTGCCACTAGTGCATAGACTTATCTACATCTTGCAAAGACAGAAGAAATTACCTAACTTTCCTAATAGCGAACAAACAGGTGAACCATTAGTTAATCCAAAACCTGTTACAGGTTTAGAAGCTATTGGTCGTGGAGATGATCGCAACAAACTTGTTGAGTTTATCTCTATCGCTAACCAAGCTCTTGGCCCTGAGGTCATGGCTCAGTATCTAAACATGGGAGAAGCTTTAAGGCGTTTAGCTGCAAGTGGTTCCATTGATACGACTAACTTAGTCAAGACTCCAGAGCAATTACAGCAAGAGCAAGTCCAAGCGCAAACTGAACAACAGCAAATGCAGGAACAACAAATGATGTTATCTGCAATGCAGTCAGGCGCAGCTGCGAAAGTAGCTGACAATTACACCAAAGAAGGAGCACCTTATGGCCCCCAGTTCACCGAAGGAGGAGGCACAGCAAACGCCCTCCCCCAACCAGTCCAAGACCCAGGAGTCCCCAGCGGCCCCACAGGAGGTCAAGCCGAAGGCTAAGCCGAAGGCTAAAGTTGAAGCCCCTAGTCCTGGTGTAACTCAGGACGATGACCAACATTACACAATTCGCTAGTACCCACCATGCCAGAAGCACTCACCATTAAAGACGCTCCTACCACAGCAGAAGCACCAGAACAATCAACCGAAACGACAGAAGAATCTGGGCTGCTTGCTGGTAAGTACAAATCGCAGGAGGAGTTGGAGAAAGGTTATCTCGAACTCCAAAAGCAATTAGGGAAAGGAGAACCCACAGAAGATTCTGAAATCACTGATTCAGAACCAGAAGAAACTTCTGAATCTTCTAGTGCAACAGATATCTATGGTGAATATATAGGTAGCAAGTTTGATGAAGCTGGTATTGATTACGAAGGCATGAATACCAGATGGCAAGAATCAGGTCAATTAACAGATGAAGATTATGGTGAATTGAAGGAAGCAGGATTCAGCCGTGACATGGTTGAAGCTTATCTCCAAGGTATTCAATTCAATGTTCAAAGAGATACTGAGTTACAACAAGGACAAGTTAAAGAGATTCAAGATATGTATGGAGGTGAAGCTGCTTATGGAGAAATGATTGGTTGGGCAGCTGGAGTCTTAACAGATAGTGAGAAAGCTGCTTTTGATATGGCAATTAAAAATCCAAACTATGACATGGTAAAACTTGCTGTAGCTGGATTAAATGCTCGTTACATGGCAGAAGGTAACAAAGAGCCAAAGCTAGTTAGTGGAAGGACTAACAGGAAAGGAACTAAAGCT